CGGCCGTCGACACCTGATCCGCTAACGGGGCTCCGGCTGGAGCTGGTGCTCGGAAGGAGCCCCGTATGAGAACCATTGGACGTCGCTGGCCGGTAGGGATTGGACCTGACCGGCAATGCCTGTGCAGCTACTGCGGCGTGCAGTGGCGCCGCTCGCAGCTGCATCGCGACCGCTCCGAGAACCTCGCCTGCCCTGACTGCGCGTCGGGGCTCGACGTAGTATCTTTGTCAGAGGGCAACGCCGAGCTCATGCGGGCGCAGGCGCCGCGTGAGATTGGCCCGGTCGACGGCGCCATCGACACCTTCGTGTGTCCGCCGTTCCCGGGCTTCAAAGACCCCAACGGGCCGCGGCCCCCGAGGTGATGGATGCCTAACGCGCAAGTCGAAGCACCCACGAGCCTCTACGTCCCGTCCATCGACGACGTAGTGGCCATGGCGTACCGCCGCGCTGGGCTCCTGAACGTCCAGCAGTCGCCCGACATCGTGCAGGGAGGTGTGGCCCGCCAAATCCTCAGCACCATCGTCACGGCGCTCCAGGGCGAAGGCATCGCCATGCGCGCGGTGCAACCGGGGTACGTGCTGCTCGTCGCTGGCCAGAACCTCTACTCGCTGCCCGAGACTGTGATCGATTGCGTCGGCAACGGCGCCTACATCGACCCGACCCAAAGCCAGGTTCCGTTCCAGGCATCGAGTGAAACGCCGGTCATCAAGAAGGACCGCGACACGTTTCAAAACCTCGCCAGCAAGAGCTCCGAGTCGCGGCCGACCATCTACTACTTCGCGCGCGAGGCGCCGCTCGGCACGCTCTACTTGTGGCCCACGCCGTCGGCTTCCGAGGCTGGCGGCCGCATCCGCTTCAACTTCCACAACCTCCGCCCCGACGTGGTGAACGGCGGCATGACGCTGCCCTTCGAGCGCTACTGGGACGAGTACTTCGTGTACGCGCTCGCCGGGCGCCTGGCCCTCGACAACTCCATGGCGCTCGATCGCGTGGGCTATCTCGACCAACTCGCCGCCGCCAAGAAGGACATCTGCAAAGGCTACTCCAAGCAGAGCGTCAACATGCGCGCCACCATCGACCACCGCACCGGCTGGAAGAACCGCTACCGATGAGCATCCAATACTACCCGAACGGCATCGGAGGCTACCCGCCCGGGGACTTCCTCGACACCTGTAAGCCCCTGCAAACGAGCGGTAACGTCTGGTACGTGAGCTCGCTCATCGGCATCGACGCCGTGGCGCCCGCTGGCCAGAATCGAGAGAAGCCGCTCGCGACGATGCTCCAGGCCGTCACCAACGCAGTCGACGGCGACATCATCGTCTTCCTGCCTGGCCACACGCAAACGCTCACGCTCACGCAAACGCTGCTGAAGCGCCTCACGCTCATGGGCGAGGGAGTGGTCGATGGCAGACCGGCAGTGACGCTGAGGGCAAACATGCCGGCCTTGAACCTGCTGCAAATCGGAGCGCCGAACTGCGAGGTCCGGAACATCTACTTCCCGCCGAACCTGGCCTTGAACTCGGACCCCAAGGTCAACGTGGGGGACGTGGATTTCCTGATCCGTGGCTGCTACTTCGACTGCGGGGGCAACGACAAGGGCCCGAACGTGGCGCTCCAATCGTCGCGTGCGCGCATCGAAAGCTCGACCTTCATTTCGGTGGCTACGGCATCGAACAGCCAGCCGAAGGCGGCCATCACGACCTTCACGGGCTCGAACATCACCGGCTTCACCATGAAGGATACGGTCATCTCCGCTGGCCCGTTCGGGTTCGCGAACTACGCCGCCGTGGATCTCACGGTAGGGACGGCCATCAGCCAAGTCGTGATGGAGAACATCAGCCTGCTCCTCGGAGCCGACATGGTGCTGCTGCCGGCAACCACCGGGCGCATCAACATCCAGACCGCGACGGGCGGCAGCCGGGTTCAGTGGTGAACGCATGCACCTAATCAATCCGCTCGTAGCTGGCATTCGCGGCGCAGAGATCGGCTCGGTCGAGCTGCTCGAACGCGGCACGTCCACGCACGCCGTGTACTACAAGGACTTCCCCGCGACGCAGCAGTACAGCGTACAGCCCATCCCGCTCGACTCGTTCGGCAGCGTCACGCTGTACGTGGAAGAGCTGGTCGACGTGCTCGTGCGCGACCAGAACGGCGTGCTCGTGCGCCAGTTCGTGGCGGGCGACCACGCGGCGTCGGTCGAAGTCATCAGCCAAAGTTTCTCAGGCGTCGACTACCGCGACGGGACCAAGGGGCCGTTCAAGCCCACGAACCTCGCGAGCGTGCTCGACCTGTGGAAGACGAACTCGGGCGGCATCGATTGGAAGGTGCTCGTCGGGGGCAACGTGGTCACCATCGGGGAAGCACTCAGCAGCTTCGCCGGGCTCTACTACAACGTGAAGAGCTACGGCGCGCTCGGTAACGGCGTGGCGGACGACGGCGCGGCGATTCAAGCCGCCATCACGGCAGCGGCCGTCGCGGGCGGGACGGTGTTTTTCCCGCCCGGCGTGTTCCGCACGACCGTGACCATTCAGGTTCCGGTCAGCGTGTGCATTCTCGGCAGTGGTGCGCCCGCGAGCAAGCTGGCCATCGACGGCAACCTGTTCGTGGTGCAGTGCGCGGGCGACGACAACGGAGGGACGCGAGCCATTCGCAACATGTGGTTCGGCAGCATCAACACGGTCACCACGAACAGCACGGCGTTGGTGTCGGGTGCCGGCGCGCGTGTGCTGTTCGAGGACTGCCTGTTCGGCAACGACACGACGACCAAGGGCACCCACGCGCAGCTCCAGAACAGCACGCTCGATTCGCTCGTGACGTTCAACCGCTGCTCATTCTTCGAGATGGCGGGCAACAACATCGTCATCGCTGGCAACACGGGTCGTTCGACGTTTCGCGACTGCGACTTCAAGAGCATCTTTACGGGCGCCCAGAGCACGCCGCACATCTTCGCAAACGACAGCATGCTAATCGAGGGGTGTCGCTTCGACGCTTCCTCGCTCACGTCGGGGACGTTTGCGTACATCAACTACCTGTCGCAGGCGCCGCTCGGCAATGGCGGCGCCAAGTTCGTGAACAATCGGTTCAAGAGTGGGGCCGCTACGCTCGCCGCGTTCAGGACATCGAGCACCGTGCCGCGCTTTGGGATTTGGGAGTCCGGCAACTCGTTCGGTGATCTGGCAACCGGCTTCTTGCCTCTCTACCTAGAAGACGGAGCGGACGGCTTCGCAGACGCGGCGATGGACACCGCGGGCCTGCGCACGCACGGCTCGCGCCTAAGCCGATCCTTTGGGGCGATCAACAACGCCACACCCGTAAACATAGACGCAAAAAACTACGCGCTCGCCGTCATCAAGCGGACTACTGCTGGCGGCGGTGGCGCGCTGACGATTACGGCGAGCCTTGGTTCGCTAGGCGACGCGCTGACGGTGCAAATCGTCAACACGACCGGCGCAGCGGTTACGCCGGCCTGGGGATCCATGTTCCTGTTGGGTAGCGGAGCTACGAGCTCAATCACGACCGGAGGCAGCGGGCAGTACAAGTTTGACTTCTTGCCGATTGGCGTTGGCACGACGGGCAAGTGGGTAATGACAGGCGTCACCCTCACCATCTAAATGGCCCAAGCGGAAATCAACTTCTCCAATCGGCAAGCCACCGGCCAGCAAGAGCTCGCGGGTGCGCCCGCCGTTGCGGTGAACATCATCGTGGACGACACGGGTGCTATCAGGCGGCGCCCGGGACTCCAGGCTGCGCCCGGCATCTTCAATGGCATCGTCGATCCCACGGGCCTCTCCGGCATCTACCAGACCGTGGACGGCAAGCTGTACGTCGTCGGCAACACCCCGAGCTATCGGAACATCTATCGCGTGACAAGCATCGCGACTCAGATCGGCGTGCCGCTGAGCGACGCGACGCTATCGGGCACGCTGCGTCCGGTGTTCGCCGAGACGCAGCTCATCCTGGCGATAGCGGGTGGCGACAAGATGCAGAAGGTGGTGCTCGCTGACAACACGTCGAGCCGCATCTTGGACCAGCCGCCCTATGCCTCACACGTGGCGGCGAACAGCTCGCGCCTGCTCGGCAACATCGCGAACGTCAACTACAACAACACGTTCGACAAGTCGGTCGTGCGCTTCAGCGGCATCGCCAACGGCAACTCGAGTTTCGCCGGCATGGAGGTATGGACCGAGGGCGTCGTCATTGGCGGCGCCGGGCACTTCAGCGCAGAGGCCAATCCCGACCCGGTGCTCGCCGTCTACGAGAACACGAACGAGGTGTTTTGCTTCGGCACCAAATCGGTGCAGGTGTTCGCGCCCGATCCCTTCGTGAGCAACACCGGCATTCCTGCTGGCTGGTCGCCGACCGTCACCAAAGAGCTCGGCTGCGCGGCGCCCTACTCGGTAGTGAAGGTGAACCAAAACTTCTTCTGGCTCGACGAGCTCCGCCGCTTCGTCACGTCCGATGCGCGCTCGGAGCAGGTCATCGGAGACCCCATCCAGAAGACCATTGACGACATCGCGGTCGTGTCGGACTGCTACGGCTACCGCGTGAGCGCGGGCCCA